CGGAACGCCTGTCAGTCTTTTCAACGCAGGATCAGACGTTTCTTTGGCCCGCCGGCGAACGTAGTCGTTCGCTTGGCCCGACGGGTGATTTTGTAGGCGACCGCCCTGTTCTGTTAGATGACGCGACTTATTTCCGTGATCCGCAGACCAATGTGTCTTACGGCATAAAATTAATTAACCAGCAGCAATACGACGGTATTGCCGTCAAGACTGTCACGTCGACATACCCGCAGGTCATGTGGGTCAATATGACCTACCCCAACATTGAAATGGTCATTTACCCAGTGCCGCTGCGGCTTCTGGAATGGCATTTTGTGTCGGTTGAGAAGTTATCTAACCCGGCGAATTTGGCGACAGCGCTGACTTTCCCGCCCGGTTATCTTCGTGCGTTCCGCTACAATCTAGCCTGCGAACTCGCGCCGGAGTTCGGCATTGAGCCGTCCGCGCAGGTGCAGCGCATCGCCATGTATAGCAAGCGCGACCTGAAGCGCATCAATAACCCTGACGACGTGATGAGTATGCCGTACTCTCTTATTGCGACAAGACAGCGGTATTCGATTTTTGCTGGAAATTATTGATTCTAAAGGGTTTTATATGGTGCATGTAGTATGATAAATTCGTTTCAAAGTCAAATACATTTCATGCGCCTCTTTAGGTGTGTCAAATCCACTTTTGCGGATTCGTTTGCCATTAACACATATCTGTGCCCTCCATTTTCCTTGATGCGCCGATACACCAAGAAAATTCGATTTATTCGCTTTTGTTGGCTCGCGCATATTTTGAAGATTTTCAAATCGCGATACTGCACGCAAATTAGCAAAAGAATTATTTTGCTTGTTTCCGTCTTTATGATCTATGTGTTCGATAGGCCACTCGCCGGTCACATACAGCCAAGCAAGTCTATGCGCCAATCTTTTTTTATTATCTATAGAGATAGCCCAATAACCCGTATTTGTAGGGCTGCCCGCTTTCTTTCCTATAAGATCATGCCTATACTTATGCGTTTTCCAAGTGAAAATGCCGGTCAAAAGATCATAGTTAAGAACAGCGCGGATATGGTCAGCCGTAATCATGAACTAGCTTTTACCATAGGAGCTAGATAATGCAAACACCTATTTTAGGCAGCTCTTATGTTACTCGTTCGCCAAACGCCGCTGATAATAGATGTGTAAATCTTTTTCCTGAAGTTGTGCCTGAAGGCGGTAAGCAGGCCGCGTGGCTACAGCGTGCGCCAGGGCTTCGGTATCTTCAGACGCTAGGCGCTGGCCCGGTTCGCGGGCTATGGACATTTACAAGCGATACTGTTGATCCGGCTTCCGGCGAATCTGCAACGACCACATACGGCTATGCTGTATCGGCTACTACGTTGTATCGTTTGGATTCGGACTGGAACTATACCGCGATTGGGGCAATCGCTGGAACCGATCAGGTCACGATGACCGATAATGGCCGGCAAATGTTCATTGCCGCTGGATCAAACGGTTACATATACAATAGCACCTATAAGGAACTTGCGTTTAATACTACGAATACCAGCACGACCGTATCAGGCGGCGATACAGCGTATGTGTATGTCGGCCAGCCCGTGTCTGGCACAGGTATTCCGGTAGGCGCAACAGTTGCAAGTATCACTAATAGCACGACTTTTGTGCTATCGGTCGCGGCGACCGCGACCAATTCTGGCGTCACGCTGACCTTTTCGCCTTTCCTGACTCAACTTACGTCGCCTTTTGCCGGCGCTGTTGGCTGCGGCTTTCTTGACGGCTGGTTTGTATTTAATCAGCCCGATAGTCAGATCTTTTGGGTTATGGATTCGACTGGCACGACGATTGACCCGCTATACTTTGCCAGCGCAGAAGGTTCGCCCGACAATCTTGTCACGCTAATTGTCGACCATCGTGAAGTCTGGCTATTTGGTCAGAACTCAGTTGAGGTTTGGTATGACGCCGGAACGCCGGATTTTCCGTTAGCGCGTATCCAAGGCGCGTTTAACGAAATCGGTTGCTTGGCGGCGTATTCCGTGGCCAAGCTGGATAATGGCTTGTTTTGGCTGGGCGCTGATGCTCGCGGTAATGGTATCGTTTATCGCTCGAAAGGCTATTCTGGCGAACGTATATCGACGCACGCTGTTGAGTGGCAGATTCAGCAATACTCGACGCTTTCCGACGCCGTGGCCTATACCTATCAGCAAGACGGCCATAGCTTCTATGTGCTGAATTTCCCAACCGCTAATACGACGTGGGTTTACGACGTGGCGACTGGCGCATGGCATGAACGCGCCGGCTGGGAGAATAACGATTTTACCCGCACTCGCGGCAACTGCCAGATGAATTTCAACAATGAAATTGTCGTCGGCGACTACCGCACGGGCGAGATTTTTGCTTACGACCCGACAGTTTATTCTGAGGCTGGCACGACGCAAAAATGGCTGCGGTCGTGGCGCGCGTTGCCGACCGGACAGAACGATCTTAACCGCTCTGCGCAGCATAGTCTTCAATTAGACTGCCAAGCTGGCGTGGGTCTTCCTGGCTATAGTCAGGAAGAAGTTAACGAGATCATTTATATCTATGACCGTAACCACGACTATATTCTTGACCGTGCCGGCTCTGCATTAAAGATCCGCGATTACGCTCAATATAACATCACAATCGGCGCTAACCCTCAGGTCATGCTGCGCTGGTCTGATGACGGCGGCCATACATGGTCGAACGAGCATTGGAAGTCTATGGGTAAGATCGGTCAGACCGGCTACCGCACAATCTGGCGTCGCCTCGGCATGACGCAGAAACTGCGCGATCGGGTGTATGAAATCGCAGGCACTGATCCCGTGCAAATCGCTATTATGGGCGCGGAACTCCATGTGAGCCCGACCAATGCCTGACAATAACACGCAGATACCGGCGGCGCGTGTTCCAATATGGGACAGACTCACGGATTACGTGACCCGCGAATGGTATCGCTGGTTTTATAATATGTATGTGTCGGTCGAGAATGGCCGGCGGTATGGGTCTTATTACGACACGACTACGCAGACAGCGGCGGCGGCTAATACAGCCTACGCCATGAAGCTGAATAGCGTGGCCAGTAAGATCAACGGCGGGCCGCTGCAATATGGGGTGTATGTAGGCACGCCAAACTCGCGTGTTTATGTAGACAATACAGGCACATATAACATACAGTTTTCGGCGCAGTTCATCAGCGCCAACGCCAGCTCTAAAGACGTTCACGTATGGCTGAGCGTAAACGGCGTGAATGTGCCGGATTCCGCTACGAAAATCACTCTGGCCGGCGCCAGTAACGCCTATGTCGCGTCATGGAATTTTGTGGTAAGTCTAACCGCAGGCGACTATTTCGAGCTATATTGGCAGACGACGAATACAAACGTCTCAATATTAGCTGCTACTGCATCGGGGCATATCCCCGCCATTCCTTCGGTCATTTTGACCGTTACCAGTATTGTAGGTGGATAAATGGCCGTCGTAACCCCCACAGCTAAAGCCCAGTTTATCGACGCTGCCGGCGTCCCGTTGGCGGGCGGTTTTCTCTATACTTACGCCGCTGGCACGACCACGCCGCAGGCCACGTATACGGATTCAACAGCCGCAACGGCCAACAGCAATCCTATTGTCTTGGATGCTCGTGGCGAGGCTAATATCTGGTTGTCGTCGGCGGACTATAAATTCAAACTTACAGACGCCGACGGCACCGAGATTTGGACGGTCGACAACATCGCCGCCCCGTCTACGGCTTTGTCTCCGGTTTTTTCCAGTAACGTAACGATCTCCGCCAATACGTCTGGCCCGGCGCTTTTAGTCACGCAGACCGGCGCGGGCGCGGCTATCCGCGTTCAAGACTCGGCTGACCCTGACGCGTCGCCGTTTGTTGTTGATACGACTGGCCAAGTGGGTATTGGCACGGCTGCGCCGGCTAACGCATTAGATGTGGCTGGCGGCGCTATCCAGATCTCCACGTCGGGCGGCACGGCGCGCACGGTTATATCGGCGGATTCAACGGACTCTATTTTTTCCGTCAATGATGATCGTAATTTTACGGTCAAAACTAACACCGCCGCGCGATTGACTGTTAACTCGACCGGAGCCACATTCACCGTCCCCGTTATAATGTCCGGCGGCGGCGCGACTATTACTGGCAATACATCTGTGACCGGCACTCTTAACGTATCCGGTCTGACTACACTTGCCAGCAATTTGTCGATTGTGAACAGCACGACCGAAATGGCCATAACCGTTGGCTCTTCGGGCGGGTATTTTTACGGCAACGCTTCGCAGATTGGCTGGAAAAATTCGGGTGGCACCGCCAAGGTCTACTGGGATACGAGCGGCAATTTTACTGCCGCCGCCAATGTGACCGCGTATTCTGACGCCAAGTTAAAAAAGAATGTCGAGACTATCCCGAACGCTTTGGCGCTTGTGGAAAAAATGCGCGGCGTCTTTTATGATCGCGTTGATACTGGCGAAGCCGGTGTCGGTGTTATCGCTCAAGAACTTCAAGCCGTCCTGCCGCAGCTCGTCAAAGACAATGACGGCACGCTGTCTGTGGCCTATGGCAATCTTGTTGGCGTTTTGATCGAAGCGGTCAAAGAACTGTCGGCTAAGTTGGAGTCGCGCTAATGACTCTTCCGTCTAGCGGCACGATAAGCATAAACGATATTAACACTGAGTTTGCGCTTGGTAATAATCTCGGCGCGTATCGTGGCGAGCTATACGGAACGGCCAGCGGAACGGCAGGTGTTTTCTCGTCTGGCACGATCAACATGTCGGACTTTTACAATACTAAGAAAGTAACGGCTGGCAGCACTGGGCTTTCTTCCGGTAGTTGGACAGTACCGCCATATCGAACGATTACGTTCACCGCAACCGGCGGCAGTGGCGGGCAAACCGGCAATAGCGGCGTTTATTCTGGCGGCCCTCTTAACGGCGCGCCGACTGGCGGTTCTGCCGGCGGTTCGGGCGGCTCTACTTCAATAGGCGGCTATGTGACTGGCGCGGGCGGCGGCCCTGGAGGTGGCGGGTCTACGTCTTCGGTGACGCTTACTAACCCCGCTCTCGGCGGCAGCGGCCCTGTGTCGGGCTCAACGGTGAGCACGTCGATTGGCGGCGGTGGTAGCGGTGGTCAGGGCGGTCCAATCTATAACTGGAACGGCTCGTTTTATGTTCTTGTCGGCTATGCGGGGACTGGCGCAAGCGGCAGCGGCGGCTCTGCTTCAGCATCGTGGACGGCTTAATGACGACAAAGATTGTCGCTAACAGGGATTTGGGTTTACTAATAGGTTACGCGGCTACGGACTGGGCGCAGCCTATTGAGTTTAAGGACTACGCGGATATAGCGGCTGATTGGCAAGTATCTGTTTTGCTTAAAGAACAGGAGCCAATAGGCGCTATATTCAAACGAGACGGCGAGACACACGTGTCGATCCTGCCTAAGTGGCGGCGGCGCTGGGCGACAAAAGGGTTATTGAAGGAAATTCTGTCTGACATGCGGTATACAAAAGTCGCGGACGGACATGATTTCATGTATGGTATACTGGAAAGACTGGGTTTCAGCCGCCAGCCGGACGGAACCGTAGCTAGAGAGAGTTAAGATGGGCTTTCAATCTGCCGCTAACGCACAGGCGCAAGGCACCCAGCAAGGCATGATGTTTCAGGCCATCTCGGCCCAACAGCAGGCGCAGGCGCTCCGCGAGGCACAGGATAAAGCCCTTGCCGAACTTCAAAAGGGCAAGACCGAAGGTATCGACGCACTTAGAGAAGGTCAGGCTGCGGCTGTCCCGGCGCTTCAGGATTATTATGGGCGCGGCGTAGAATTTCAGAATCCATATATGCAGTCTGGCGCGCAAGCGACAAACCAGCTTGCGGCTTTGTTTGGTCAGGGCGGCGCGTATACGCAGCAGCCGACGCTTGCCGAACTTCAGATGGATCCTGGCTATGAGTTCCGCCGCCAGCAAGGCGAACAGGCCATGTTGAACATGGCGCGCGCCGGCGGATTGGCAGGGGCTGGCTCGGCATTGAAAGCGGGTCAGCGTTTTGGTCAGGACATGGCCAGCCAAGAATACACCAACGCCTATAACCGTTTCATGGCCAACCGTCAGGCGGTTTCGCAGGGTCTTCAGAACTTGGCCGGCACGGGCGCGGGCGCGGCTAATGTTGCGTCGGGTCTGGCGGGTCAGACGGGCGGCAATCTGTCTAACGTCTACACTGGCACCGGGCAGAACATCGCCAATGCGGCGCTTGGCGTCGGAACGCAAGGCGCAAGCACCTACGCCAACACGGGCAACCAGCTTGCCAATATTTATGGCAATCTCGGTCAGGGTCTGGCGCAGGGCGCGGCTAACATCGGATCGTCTTATGCGCAGGGCGCGATGGGGCCAATGAATCTGTTGGCGTCGCTTGCGGGTCAAGGTCTACAAGTCGGCGGCTATCTGGCCGGCCGCAAGATGTTTGGGTGAGGTAAATAATGGCTGTCCAATATGCACCTTTTCCTGAATTTCAGGTTCCAAACGTCAACATTCTTGGGGCGTTAGCGCAGGGCCAAGCGTCACAGCTTCAAGAAGTTCAAGCCGCCAAAGCTGCGCAGACCATGGAGCTGCAAGGCCGTGCGGCGCAACGGCAGGAAGAGGAATCGGCGCTTAACGCCAAGGCCAAGTTACAAGAGCTTAATGAAAAAATTCGTTCACTTGCTATGTCTCGTTTGAGCGCCGTTCCTGAAGGCGATCAGGAAGCCTATCTCAAAACGATTGGCGAGTTTAAGGACATTTTCCCGTCTGAATACGATGTGCTGTCTAAGCGCAAATGGGACGCTGATACGCGCCGAATGGTGCTGTTGACACCGGAACAGCAATATAAACAGACGACTAAAGATGTGTTGCTGCCGTCGGGTGAAACGCAGACCATGCGTTATCCTGAATTTGGCGGCGGTGCGGCCGCGCCGATTGGCGGCCTTGTTAGCGCGCCAAAGCAAGAAGTTAAAGAAGTCGGCGGCGAGCTGTATAATGTCACGCCACAAGGGGCGTCGCCGCTCCCTCTTTTTCCGGCTGGTCGTGGTCAGGCCGGCGCGTTTACTGGCGGCGATCTGACGACTAACCTAATCAAAGAGCGCGAAGGCTACATTGAGAAGCCTAAGTATGATGTGAATGCTTACCGCGCGGGTTACGGCAGCGATACGGTCACGCGTTCGGACGGTTCGGTTGAACGCATCAAGCCTGGCATGTCGGTTAGCCGTGAGGACGCCGAACGTGATTTGCAGCGCCGCATTCAGACTGAGTTTGTGCCGAAAGCGGCGGCTAAAGTCGGTGAAGAGAACTGGTCGCGCTTGCCGGAAAACGTGCGGGCGTCGCTCACGTCTATTGCATATAACTACGGCACGATTCCCAGCCGCATCGTTCCGGCTGTGCAGTCGGGCAATCCTGAAACGATTGCTCGTGCGATTGAGAGTCTTGCTGGCGACAACAAAGGCGTCAATGCCGGGCGTCGTATGCAGGAAGCCAATATTGCGCGCGGCACGGCGTTCCCTGGCACTCGTGCTGTGCCGGCTTTTGCGGCTATGGGCGCACCAGAATTTATGGGTGGCCCGCAGATCCAGCCGCCGATCAATATGATGGCCCCTGCGCCCGCGCCGGTAAATGCCATGACTGCGTCTGCGCCGCTTCCTACGCCAACGGCGTTGCCTGAAGTGCCGCCTATGGCGGTTGAACAGCCGTTGACGGTCGGGACCAAAGCGCTCGTTAAAGGCCAAACCAATGTTGAGTCAACGCTCGACAAGATGATGGCCAAATATAATAAGCTGGATGAGCTTAAGAAAATCCCCAGCTCGCAGCGCACTTTTGGCGAAAATCTTGAGGCTTATATCGGCGGCACAACGGCCGGGCAGGAAGTTGAAAAGATCCGCGCTACGCCGGCGCAGCAACAGCGTAATGAGCTGAAGTCGCTGCGTCGCGCGCTTCTTAAAGACATTATGGCCGCTACTGGCGCGAGTGCTAAAGAACTTGACTCTAACTTTGAACTTAAAAGCATGTTGGAGTCGCTGTCAGATGAGACGATGGATATCGATTCCGTTCGTCGTATTATTGCGGACTTGTCGGCGCGTTACGGTAAAGGCAGCATAAAAGCGCCGGAAGAAACGCCCGCCGCGCCGTCGGCTGCACCGGCAAATGAGCCTCGCATAATTGATTTTAGCCAGCTTCCCAAGAGGCGATAATGGACGTTCGACTTCCTGACGGCACGATTGTCCGCAATGTGCCTGATGACATAACGCAGGAAGACTTGATGGAGCGCGTCGGCATGGCGCAGCAACCATCAGAAGGTTTGACCGCAGGCCGCGCGGCTGAAGTCGCTGGCGGTGCGGTTGCGCCTATTGCTGCGGCGGCTGGGCTTGGCGGTCTTGTCGGTGGTCCGGTCGGTGCGTTGGCCGCGCCGGCGGCGCTCGGCGTCGCTGATCTGGCGACGACGCTTTATAACGTCGCGGCTCCGCGTTTCGGTGGTCAGCCCGTCCGCACGCCATCTGAAATTGCACGCGGTTATTTGACGCCCGAATCATTTCAGCCCCGCACACAGGCCGAACAACTTTTAGCTGCGGCTGCGGAAGGAGGCGCGGGCGCGTTGACTGGCGGAGGCGCGGCTAATGTTCTGGCCAAGCGCGCAGCGCCAGGGCTCGTGCGTAATGTGCTGGCCACGATGGGCGAGCGCCCGCTTGTGCAGGCAGGTGCAGGTGCTGGCGCGGCGGCGGCTCCCGTTCGGGCCGAACAAATGGGCGTCGAAGATCCGCGCGCGTTGCTGGCCACGAGCCTTGTCGGCGGTCTGGCCGGCGCTCGCGGCGCTGGCGCGTTGCAGCGCGGCGTTGAATCGGCGGCGGCTGGCGCGCAACGCGGTGCTATGAGTCTAGTTGGCAAACCGCCGACGACTGAAGCTCTCGGTGAACGTGCGGCGCAGTCGTTTGAGCGCGCTACGTCGCTCGGCGTGCAGTATGATCCGACGGCATATCAAAAGTTTGCTTCGGGACTTGAGACTGATTTGAAGGGCTACGACCCGGATTTCAGCAAGTTTGCCGACGTTAAAGTCGCGGTTAACAAACTGAAGGATCTGGATAGCCAGCCGCTGACGATTGAGCGGCTGCACAATGCCCGACAGATGCTCGGCGTTCTGCGCGGCGACAGCGAAAAAGACGTGCGCCGTATGGCCGGCATTCTCACAGACAAGTTGGACAACTTTATTACAAATGAAAAGAACGCTGTTGGTGCGGACGCTAAAGAAGCCGCTGACGCACTTATGTCCGGTATTAAAGATTACCGCATGATGGCGAAGAGCGCCGAAATTGAGCGGCTTATTGACCGCGCTGAATTGTCCGGCGGCTCGGCCGAAAATATCCAGTCGCAGTTCCGTTCGGTCGCCAAGAATGAAGGGCGTATGCGCAAGTTCACGCCTGACGAACAGACGATGATCCGCCGCATTGCCAAGGGTGAGGAAGGTTCAACAATTGCCAATCTCCTTAGCCGCGTCGCGCCGTCGCGTAGCCCCGGCATGTTGGCGACCCAAGCGCTTGTTGGCGGCTACGGCTACTCCAGCGACGATCCTTATGCCTTCTACGGCGCTGGCGCTGCGGCGCTCGGCGGCGCGGCTGGCCGCGCTGTCCGTAACGCCATGTCACGTCGCGCGGCGGCTAACGTCGCCGCTATGACGCGCGGCGCTCCGACGGCCGTGCCGTTTACACCTTCTTATGGTTCTCTTGCGCTGCCGATTATGTCGCAGGGCGTCAACGCGATGGCGAGATGATGATGGTTGAATACCAAGTTCTTTTTGACGTGGCCATTGGCGTGATCGGCGTGCTGGGCGGCTGGACGCTTAACACCGTTTGGGCGGCGGTTAAGGATCTTCAGGAAGCCGATAAAGAATTGGCTGACAAAGTGGCCGCTATTGAAGTGCTGGTCGCTGGCCGTTACATCACCCGTGAAGAATTTAATTCTACGTTCAATCAAGTGTTTGAGCGTCTTGATCGTATCCGCGACTTGCTAAGCACTAAGGCTGACCGATGAAAGAGAATTACCCCGCCTGTCTCAAGGCGACGCTGCGGTACGAAGGCGGCAAGGTCGACGATCCGCGTGACCCTGGCGGCCGGACTGCTTTTGGAATCACGCAGAACACCTACAATGCGTGGCGCGGCAAATCTGATAAAGACGTGTTTAACATCACGCAGGATGAAGTCGCCGCGATTTATAAGACGCAATACTGGGACAAGATTAGAGGCGACGATCTGCCAGACGGCTTAGATTTTGCCGTGTTTGACTTTGCTGTTAATTCAGGCGTGGGGCGTGCTTCTAAATATCTTCAGTCAATGGTCGGCGTCACGCAGGACGGCGTGATTGGCCCAAAAACTGTCGCGGCTGCTAAAGCCTATCTTGGTGTTCGCCTGACCGACATGCGGCTGGGCTTCTTAAAAGGGTTGCCGACATGGGGCACATTTGGGCGTGGTTGGGCCAATCGAATAAACGACGTTTACTCTGTTGTGCGGGACTTATGCTCGCGCTGACAGGCTGCGATTTGAAATACACTGAATGCGTCCTGCGCGACCGCACATCAAATCCATGCAATTAGGAGGCTAAGATGTTTACAAACTGGATGACCACGATCCCCGGCATTATCACGCTTGTCAGCGTTATTTTTCACGCTTGGCAGACCAAAGACGTGAACTGGACGGATCTCCAAAACGCGCTTGTCGCGCTGGGTCTTGTCGCCGCTAAAGACTGGAACGTCACGGGCGGCACCAAGCCGCAGGATTGAAGGGGACAGGTTGCAGAACCTAAAACCAAAGATGAAACTGCCGCTGATCTTGATGTTGGCAAGTTTTAGTGGTTGTCAGTCGACCAGCAGGTGTCCCCCGCTGGTCGACTATTCGGCCGAACTCCAAACCAAAGCGGCCAAAGAGTTACGCGCTCTCCCCCACGACAGCGCTGTTGCTAGACTTGTCGTCGACTACGGCCAGCTTCGCCGCACGTGCCGCCTTTAAGTCTTTCTTAGCTCTATACGACACGTCCTGAAGACCGCGCGCCTGCGCGTAATCTTCAGCAAACGTGGCCGCAAACAGTTCATAATTTACCGCGTCAACATGACTGTCCATGTGAGTAGGCGACGCAAACGCGCGCGCGTTCTTAACGCAAGCCAGAATAATCGCAATCTCGTAGGGGTGAAACTCGCGCCCCAGACGCAACGTGGCCAGATCAGCCGCAAGCTGGAAATTGTTCTCTATGCCGCCATATCCCTGACCGCGCTGGTCAATGATCTTAGCAGCTTCATATAGCAGTTCTTGAGGGTTCATTTATCATCTCCATGATGGCCGCCCTTTCTCTTAACATGCGCAGCACAGTGTAACGCTGATGCAGGCGCACAAGGATAGTCGAGCGCCGGGCGTGACGCTGTTCTTCCTCCAAGAGATCTAAGACCTCTT